GTGGCTCCATATGATATGGGCTTCAATTTTAAAAAAGGCGGTCTATCAGGTGGTAAAAGATTTGGTCCACCACCTAAAAAGGGTCCTGATCCTCATGGTAAATGTCCATTTAGACCAGATGGTATACGTGGAGTAGGAGCAGTTGAACCCGGAAGAGGGGTAAAATTTGTCGGGGTTAAATAATTTAGGGTATTTTGCAGGAATTCTTGATGGAGAAGGCAGTTTCTTCATGGAACAAAATCAAAAAAACTACAAAATACCAACAATTGCATGTGAAATGTGTGATGAAGACGTAATTATTTCACTAAAAGAGTATTTTGGTGTGGGTCATATCAATAAATTTTCTCCAAGAAAAAAACATTACAAACCATCTTTTAGATGGAGGGTTAGAGGTACTAATGCAGTAGCTATATTGAAAATATGCTCTAGATATTTTAGTATAAGGAGAAAAGAAAAAGCAAAAAGCTTAATTAAAGAGTATTTTAACAGGAGGAAACATGTGGTTTAGCGCTTTAAAATTAGGATTGAATGCGGCAACGCATATCTACAAGAAAAAACAAGAAACAAAGATGGCAATGGCTGATGCACAGCACATGCATGCATCTAAGATGGCACGAGGAGAGAGCGAGTACCAAGGGAAATTGCTAGAAGCCCGACAATCGGACTGGAAAGACGAATTCGTATTGGTCGTATTAACGCTCCCGATTTTAGTGATTGCTTACGGAGTCTTCAGCGAGGATCCTGCAGCGTCTGAAAAGATAAAAGAGTTCTTTGTTCAATTCCAACAGCTTCCCAGCTGGTTCACAAATTTGTGGATCCTTGTCGTCGCGAGTATTTATGGTATAAAGGGAACACAGATATTTCGTGGAGGTAAAAAATAATGGCTGGTATTTTTGGAATAGCATTAAGAGGATTAGGTATGTTAGCTAAAGGTAAAAAAAAATTATCTTTTGGTGATAAATTTAAAATGCAATCTAAAGGCATTATTAACAAAAAAACTGGAAGATTGCATCATAGCCATGAATCAGCTTTCAGGCAATTATCTAAAAAGGAAGTAGGTAAAATGACAAGAACAGGTCAAAACCCTAGATTAAGTCCTGCTAAACCAGGTCCATTTGTAAGTAAAAGTAAAATTCAAAAAAACAAGGCAACTACAAGAAAAGAAGCACAATACTTTCGTGGAAGAAATTTTAAATAAGGAGAAATAATGCCATTAACTAATAAAGGTAAAAAAATAATGAAATCTATGAAGGATCAATACGGTTCTGAAGAAGGTAAGAAAGTTTTTTACGCATCTGCTAATAAAGGCAAGATTAAAAAAGTTCATGGTAAAAAAGAAGGTGGAGAAATGGAACCCTACTACGGAAGTTTTATATCTGGAACTGTTGATGGAAAAAAACTGTCTAATCCATCATACAGAAAATATTATGGCAGCTTACTGAAAGGTTTAAAATGACAAAATTATGTCCAAGGGGTAAAGCCGCAGCGAAGCGAAAATTTAAAGTGTACCCATCAGCATATGCTAATGCCTACGCTTCTAAAATTTGTGCGGGTAAAGCAAAAGATCCAAGTGGTCTTAGAAGAAAAGATTTTAAAGGACCAAAACCAGCCGGTAAAGTTGGTGGTGGGTTTATTAAACGGAGAATGCAACTCGCAGGACCTAAAGAGGCAAAAGAAATTATAAAAGAAATGAAAAAAGATAAGTTTGTAAAAAGAAGATTCAAATTAATGGGTGCAGGCAAAGCTGGTGGTGGTGTCATAGATACTACAAAATTTACATATGTCTAATGGATTAAAAAAATGGTTC